TGTCGCCGATCTGCTGGCCCGACGCGTGGGCGAAGAGGGTGGGGCCCGCCGCGGGGTTCGGGCGGGTCTCCCCGTGGTCGTCATGGCCGGGCGCATCCGTCTGCTCGGTGAGGAGGTACACGGTGCCGTCGGTGAGGGCTTCGGCTTCGGCACGCGTGTTGACGATCTTGATGTCGGCGAGGGTGAGGGGCTTGCCGTTTTCGTCGACGAGGGGTGTGCCGCCGGGTGCGGGATCGGAAGAGCGTCGTGTAGGGAAAGAGTGTAGATCTCGGTGGTCGCCGTATCATTAAAAAAAAAGAGGAGGTGGTTTGGGGGGTGGGGTGTGGGTGGAGGAGGTGGTTGTGGGGGTTTTTTGTCGGGTTGGGGGTGGGGGTGGCTGTAATGGTGACGGTGACGGGCTTGCCGGTGGGGTCTTTCACGTGGCCCTTGATGGTGGCGGTCATTCCTTGTCCTCACTGTGTAGCTGGGCGTTGCGGGAGGGGTGTGCCGCCCGCGCCGCGAGCCTCGGGGGTCGTCGCGGCGCGGGGGCGGGTTACTTTTGGGCGCGCGCTTCGAGCGCGTCGAGGCGCTCGTAGATCGCGAGGTGCGTGTCGTGCGCGTGAGTGTCGATCAGGCGAGTCGCCGCTTCACGGGCCGTGCGCTCATCGTGTATTTCGGCGGCCAGGCGCGCGCCGCGCTCATCGATACGGTCGATCCTCGCTTTCATGTCTGCGAGGCTTCCACCGTGGTTGTCGAGCGTGGACGCGACGCGGTCGACCGCTTCACTGACTGCAGTCACGGTGTCTCGCACCGCGTCGAGGTCGACGCGGATGTTCGTCGAATGATCGTTGCTGACCTGCGCGTCGGCGGACTGTGCGGCGACCTTCGCCTCCTCAGCGGCGCGTGTTGCCCGCTGCAGGTGCGACTCCATGCTGGTTTTCAGCCGCGCGAAACCGACGGCGGCGGCGCCGCCCAGCCCCGCGATCATGACGGCAACAAGGCCGTTAATGGCCTCGACCACCTTAGGATCGGTGAAAATATGGGTCACTGGGCACGGTCACCGCCCGCATCACCACCGGACAGATCAGCGAGGCCGCGCAGGTGCAGGTCGTCAACAGTTTCGCCGCCAGGCGTGAGGGCGCCCGCCCAGTCAATAATCGATGCGCCGTTGATCTTGATGCCCGAGAGCACCTGGAAAACGCTCCAGGCAATACCCAGGAACACCGACGCATTGGCGACGATCAGCTGCCAGGTCGCCGGGTAGGAACCCGAGACCCAGACAGCCAGGGAGACGACGACGGCGACGCCCGCGAGCAGAACCTTCCGGCGGCGCGGCGTCCAGTACGGGCGGTCGAGCGCCGCCTGTACGATGGGCCAGATGAGGCCGACGACGACCGTCACAATGAACGGGTCAGACTGCAGGCCGAGGAGGAGGCTATTCACGTCAGGCCTCCTTCTTGGTGGCGTCGATGACGCGCTGCACGGCTGCGTCGATGTCCTCACGCACGCCGCCGCGAATGGCGGCGACGGCGGCGTTGTGACACTCCCACGCCTGGCGGACGAGGAGGTTGTAGAAGTCCCACTCGACGACGTGGGCCTCGCCCAGGAGGCGCTCGTACGCGGTGCGCTCGCCGTACGTGTTGTCGATAGCGCGGGCACCGCCCACGGTCGCGTGAATCAGGGCATAAGCCCACTCACCCCAAGGGGTGCGGGTGCAAATGATGTACATGTCGTCTCCAATCGTGTCGGTGGTGATTGCTGCGTGCGCGGGGGCCGCGCCCGAAGTGGTGGTGGTGCCGTCGGCGGCTTCGGCGGGCGGGCGCAGGACGTGCGTCCACAGGCCGCGAACCGTGTAAGGGTGCGCGTAGAAGCCGATGACGCGGGATTCGCCGCCGGTGTCGTCACCCTGCCCGTCGCCTTCGGCGCTGCCCATGATGTCGCCCTGCCCGTCGATCCAGAGCTCGGCGACCGTGTCGTTGCCGATGTAGGCTGCGACGTGGCCGACACCGCCCGATGCGGCCTCGGACAGGAGGAGGTCGCCGGGGTACAGGTTGTCGGCGTTGCCGCCGGTCTGCGCGTAGGGGATGACGGCCCAGCCGACGGCCTCGAGGCCTGCGCGCATATCCCCCGTATAAGACGCGTAGCCGGTCGGGAGGCCGGCGCGGCGCGCGGCGGCCAGGGTGGAGGATGAGCAGTCGGCTTCGGCTACCGCGCCGGGAATCGGGGCGGTTAGCGCGTTGATTGACTGACGGTTCGGCTGCGAATAGCCGACGTCAGCGACCGTGGTGTAGTAGGTCATCCAGGATGCGAGTTCTTCGCCCTTCGTGGTCATTGGGTCTCCTTAATATCCGGTGGCGTGGAAGGTGAAAGACACAGCGGTCGCCACGTCGCGGTCGGGGAGGGTGAGACGGAATCCGGTCGCGTTGAGCATGTCCACGGCCCAGCGGGTCGGGACGTGCGCGTTCACGTCGGCGTTGACCTGCCCGTACGCGAAGGTCACACCCACGTGGACACAGTCGCCGGGGAAAACAACCGGGAAGTTAATAAACGGGGTGACGCACCGCTTCGCCCCCGCGATACCCTCATACTGCGCGAAGCCCGTCCAACGCCCGTGCTGCTCGACGCGATCCGCCTGCGCGGGGACCGCTGCCTTGCCGCCGACGACCCAGTTGCCCGCGGCGGCCCCGTACGTGGTGACCGGGGTCAAGCGGGTGAGGCTCCACTTTCCGCGCTGGTCTTTCGCGCCGACGCACTTATACAAGTGGTTCGCAAGGTCGAAGTAGACGGGGCGGCCCGCTGTGGGTGTGGCCCCGGCGCGGGAGGCGTCGTCGAGGATATTGCGCGCCTCGTCCTCGGTGTCCACGTGAATGATGTGACTGATTGATGCGGCGGTTTTTGGCCAGGTGGCGAGGATGTCCTCGCCCGCTTCGGGTGTGCGGACGCGGTTCCACTGTTCGATGGTCACGGTTTCCCCTTACTGTCGTAGGTAGGTTGCGGTGAAGCGGTAATCCTTGAGGGTCGCGTAGGCAGGTTGATTTGACAGAAGCGCTAGGCCGATGCGTTCGCCTTCCCCGCACCGGATCAGGCCCGAGGTGCGGATCGTCATGTATTGGTTGGGGCCGGCTGCCCCGTACGCGTAGAGCGACCCAAACTGCGAAGTCGGGGAGTAGACGGCCCCTTTCGCGGCGTTCGTGACCGCGAGCAGCACGGTCCCGTCCCAGCTGTACGACTTGATCGCCGCCCACGCCTCGACCTGATAGACGCCGGCCTTGGGGACCGTGACCGTCTGGCCACCGTCCGACTTGTTCCACGTGCCGCCGGTTTCGACGAGCTTGCGACCACCGGAGAGGAGCTGCAGGCGATTCCACACGTCGCCGTTGAAAACCACCGACTCGACTTCCCCCGATGCCCAGCACAAAGCGGGCTTGTCCGCGAGCGCCGCCCAGGGCAGCTCAGAGACTAGGGTTCGGCGTCCGTTGATGGTCTGCCAGTAAGCGAGCCCGGTTGGTGTGAGGGCGGTGTCGTTGCCTTTGCCGTCTGCGAGCTGTATCTGCACGTTCTGGCTTGTGCGGGTCATGCTGATGCGCGACGGGGCGGGGTCTGCGTAGGCTTCGGTCCAGTTGGTGAGGGTGAGGCGGATCGGCCATTGGCGGCCAGATGGTGGCACGGTGTGCGGCCATGTGGCGGTGACCCTGATCTGGCGATCATCGGTTGTTTCGAGGTCGCCGACGTTCAGGGTGAGCGTGCGGGTGGTGGCTTGGCTGGTGGAGGTTGAGACGACGGCGGGGTCGGCGTTGATGAGGTAGGTTGCGGTGACGGTCGCGCCGGCGGGGGCCTGCAGGGTGAGGGTCACGCGCAGGTCACGCACGGCCTTGCCCGTGGTGGGCGTCTGGGTGGTTTCGACGTGCTCGGGCCCCCAGGCGGGTCTGGCGATCTCAAACACGTTGTGTGAGCCTTGCCAGCGGGCGGTGGTCTCAGGGTTCTGACCGTTAGGAGCCCCTTGGGTGAAGTTTGCGCGCCAGAGCATGAAGCTGTCGCCGCGCTGGGTGCGGGCGGTGCCGATGCCGCCGAGCACGAACTCAGAGCCCCTGAGCTGCGCGCCGCTGATCCACTTGCCGGTGATGCGGTCGGCGATCAGCTCACCAGGGATAACAGCGTTTTCGGCGCGAATCTTGTCGACCACCGTGAGGGTGTCGAACGCCGCGAGCTTGGCATACAGGGCCTCGGATGCGACGATTTCGCGGGCGGTGACCGTGCCCGCCTTGATGCGCGACCCATCGATAGGGCCGGCGCTGGCTTCGGCGATCTTCCTCGTGAGATCGTCGCGGGTCTCCTCGATGGCGGCCTGCGCGCCCTGCAGGGCGGCGGACGCCTGGTTCGCGGCGTCGCGTGCGGCCTTCGCGGCCTCGCCCACGGGCACCGTCACAACGCCGGCGGGGGCGGTGACGGTGGGCGCGTGGGCGAGAGTGGCGGCGCCGGTCGTGTCGCGGTCGATGCGGACGGGCGCGCCCTGCCAGGTAATGCCGCCGGTCGAGGGCACGACAACCGTGGTGCCGGCGGGCGCGCCGTGGGGGGTGACCTCGACGAGGCCGGCGGCCTGGTCGACGATGCCAGTCACCGTGCCCTGCACGGGGCCAGTGTGCGGTGCGGGCCCGCGCTGGGGGGTGAGGTCGAGCCAATCAGAGAGGCTATCGGGCGTTGACACTTGCGTAAACCTCCAGATCGACGCGCATTTGCGCGTCCGAGTCGGCTAAATCGATGGAATAGCCGGTGACGGTGCCGGTCACGACCTCCTCGCCCGTCTCCACCGCGATTGTGTCCCACAGTTCGATGCGCGGGTCGGACGCGAGGGCGAGGCTGCGCGTGCCCCGTGCTGCGAGGGCCTTCGCCCTGTAGGTTTCGGCGGCCTGCTGAACCGTCCCCTCGAGGTCGGTCATCTGCATTTCGTTGCGCTCTGTCACGACTCCGTAGACGGACGGCTGGTAGGGCGCGTCGTACAGGGTCGCTATGCCGTCGTAGTGGGGTGCGTCGCCGCCGCCTTCGGGGGTTTCGCCGGTCGTACCGACGAACCAGCGGTTCGGGCGGCGCTCTGCGCTCTTGCGGGCTGCCTCGATGAGGAGGTCACGGCCCGTGTACGTCTCAGACGCGACACCCGTCGTCGGCTTCCACACGTGCAGGGCACCGTCGGGTCGCACAGTCCAGGCAAGCCCATACGCCTCGGCCAACTTCCCCATGGCCTCCGTACGGGACGTGCCCCACTCGAACGTGCGGGGGATCGCTTGGTCGCCGTCGTCGACGATCACCTGCAGGCCCCCCTCGTCGGGGTAGCCTGCGAGGCGCTGAAACTCACTCGACACTGTGGCGCCGCCGGGCGGGGACGACGGCCAGTCCATCGGGTTCTTCTCGCACCGCTGCAACAGGTCATAAGCGGTGACGCTGACGCCGCCGTTGCTGGTTTCCTCCCACGCGTCGATCTGGTAGACACCGACCTTGACGCGCGTGGTCACGCCCCCGGCGGCGATCGTCTGCGTGACCTGCAACCGCTGCCCGTAATTGTTCAGCGGGTCGCCGGGCTCGCGGGGCACCCACCCGTGCGGGGCCTCGAGGGTGAGGCGTTCGCGGGGCGTGCGATCCGTCGACGCTTCGAGCTGCGCGCTGACAACGGGGATGTCCTCGGCGAGGACGCGCCCGGCGAGGACCGACGAGACGTGCACGTCGATGGTGGTCGGGGCGGCGAGTGCCGCTGCGTTCGGCCCGCCCCTCACGGCATCCCCGCATATTCGCGCAGGAGGTCCACGTAGGAGCGCCCTCGCCATTTCGACCGCGCGTCCCACGCGCCCCACGTGACGACCGGGATGTTGCCGACCAGGGCGCGCGCCTCGTCCATGTCGATCTGACGGTAGTCGAGGGCCCACTGTCGGCGGACCCTGTCGCGGCGGCCTGTGCGCTGACTCGTCGCGTGCGTGATGGCGAGGACGCGGACGGCGGGGATGTCGCAGTCCTGCAGGTCGCAGGAGTCGTGAGAGTGGACAGCGATCACGGGCTGGCGGGCTTCGATGATGCGTTCGAGGCGCGCGCTCTCCTCAGCGTAGGCTAGGAGTTCGAGCTTGCCGTTGTAGGCGGCTGCGACGCCCGCCCACCTGATGACGGGTGTGCGGCGGGCGTTGATGTCCGTCGCGGTCGCCCGCGTCTCATACTCGCGGGCGTCGTCCCCGATGTAGGAGACGACGGCCCGCTGGCGGGAGTCAAGGCTGGTAATCGCGTAGCCTTCGCCGCGGCGGGTGAGCGTGAACCGCTGCGTCCCCACCGTGTAGGTCGTCGCCACGCCGGGCGGCGCGAGCGGGTCGCACACGGACACGGCGGCGCGGCCCGCCTCAGCGGGGAGGATGACGCGGGTGCCGTCGCTCACTGCAAGGGCAGAGTCCGCGCCGTCCAGGTAGAAACAGGGCAGGCCCGTTTCGCGGTGTATCCATGCCTTGATTGCCATTATTGGACGCTCCTCACGACTTTGACGGCTTCGGTTCGCGCGAACGCGCGCGCCTGCTCACCCGTCCAGGGGTTTGTCACGAGCGCGGTCACGTGGACGTTCGCCGCGCCCACACCCGCAGCGTTGCCTCCCACGCCGCCCGTCGCGTACGGGGTCGCGTTGCCGGGGATGTAGGTGCCGCCGAAAATGTCGGCGATCTGCCCGAGGATCGCCTCGCTGCGCTTGCGCTTAGACTTGGCGAGCGGGATATAGCCTTCGCCCCCGGTTTCTGGCTCGGCCCATACGCGCCAGGCGCCCGCCGGGGCGATCTGCGCGACGTGCCGTTCACGGTGGAAACCGCCGCCCGCGTAGAAGGACAGGACCGAGCCGTCGGCCTGCGCTGACGGGCCGCCGCTCTGGCTGTACTGGCCGACGATGTTCACGTACCAGGTTTGCCCGTTCCACGCTGCCTTGATGCCTGCCATCTTGCTTGACACGTAGTCATTCGCGTTGATGTTGACGTAGGGGCTGTAGCCGTCGATGGCGGCCTTGATCGCGTCGAGCTTGGCGTTCGCCTGAGCGTTGTTTCCGTCAATGGTGACCGTTCCGGTCGCCGCGTCCATCTGGCCGACCGACGCGGCCAACTGCGCGATAGCCGGGTCAGAATTGGCGTCAATGGTGATCGTGCCGTCCTGGTTCTTCGCGTATCCGAGGGTTTCCAGAATGGTCGTGATCGCGGAATCGTTGACGGCGTTAATCGTGATCGTGCCGCCGTTCTGTGCCTGCACGTAGGCGATAAACGCGTCGACGGACGCGTTCGCTTCCTGCGTTTCGGCGGTGACGTGCGACTCGATGTTCGTAGGGATGAGGTTCAGCTGGTCCGCGAGCGCGGCGGCCTGATCTGCTGACAGGCCCATCGATTGCGCGACACTGATGAAGTTGTCGCGCGTCAGCTGCATAGCGGCCTGCATGTCCTCCATGGTCGCCCCGTTCTTCTCCATGGATTCGACCAGTTCCCAGCCGCTCTTGGCGAGGTCGTCGAGGGCGGCCTGGTTGGCGCGACCCGCCGCCGTGGTGATGTCGAGTGTCTGCCCGTTCTTTTCGACGGCTGCGTTCGCCGCGTCGATCGCATCGTACAAATTTCGCCACGACCCGCGCTCCCCGAGGATGATGTCCTGCAGGGTCTTTTGGGCGTCGATCAGGTCGTGCGTCGCCTTCGCTTGGTCCTCCATGGCCTTCGCGGCCTGGTTGGCGGCCCCGGCGAGCTTGTCCTGAGCCGACGCGTTAGCCACGCCTGCGCGTGCAGCCTGGTCGTTGATTTCAGCGGCCTTGCCCATAGCCGCCTGCGCCTCGTCCAGGGCTTGACGCGCGTCATGCACATTGTCGAACGTTTCCTTTCCCCACGTGCTCAGGCCGGGGCCCCGGTCGTTCGTTTTGTCGATGTTGTCCAGGAACGCGCGGACGCGGGCGTTGGCTTCTTCGGACCCCATGGCGGCGTCGACATAGTCGTTGATGTCGCCGCCGAGCTTCTCGAACGCGGACGCGCCCGACATGTGGCCGCCCCAGAACGTCTTGGTTTCTTCGTTCAGGCGCTTCAAGGCGGCCCCGCGCGTGGCTTCGGTTGCCGAGTTTGACACAGCGTCCAGCGTGTCGGCGAACTCTTGAGCCATGGCCGTTGCGCGGGCCTGCTTAGCCTGGTAGTCCGAGAGGGCGCTGGTCAGCGCTACGATTCCGGCGGTTGCTGCGAGGCCCCACGGACCTCCGAAGGCACCCAGGAGTGCCGAGCCCGCGCCCTTCGCGGCGCGCCCGATTCCAGACAAGGCCGGGGTCGCTGCCTGTGCGAGGGCGCTGACGTTCGACACGCCGTTCGCCCTCGCGGTCGCCCATGCGTTGCCGAAGCCGCTGATAGCGCCGCGCGCGTCCGACAAACCCCCGCGCATAGCCGCGAAACCGCTACCAATGCGGGTGATGAATGGGATCGAGCCGTTCAGAGACGACAAAGCCGTGCGCACGTCGGTGATCGTCGTAAAAATCTTCATTCCGGCGCCCGCTGTGAGCGTCGCAGCGGACGTGAAGGCGACAAGGCTGAGCGCGCCCTGCTGCACGGGCGAGGGAAGGGCACTGAAAGCGTTGACGGCCTGCTCAGCAAACTGAACGAGCGTGCGCAGGAAGTCGTTAGCACCCGAACCGCTCTTGATAAAAAGGGTCTCGAAACTGCCGCCGAGCTTCTCGAGGTCGCCGTTCAGGTTGTCCATGCGGGCCTCAGCTGTCTCGGCGGCGTACCCGGCGTCGTTCACCTTGTCGATCCAGGACTGGATGCCCTGCGCGCCCTGCTCGTACAGGATGGACGCGGCGCGAATTGCGTCCTGGCCGAACATCTTTTTGAGGGCCGCCTGGCGGTCCTCGGCGGTCAGCTTAGACAGGCTGTCGTGGAGCTGGCCCGCGTAGGCGGCGAGGCCAACGAACTTGCCCTGCGCGTCATAAGCGTGGATGCCGAGCTCCTCCATTGCCTTCGCGGCCTGCTTGGATTGGGGCGTCATGTTCAGGAGCATCGTCTTGAAAGACGTACCCGCGTCAGAGCCGAGGAGGCCGGCGGACGCGAAAGCAGACAGCGCGCCCGTGGTTTCCTCGAGGCTGAGGCCGGTCTGTGAGGCGACGAGGCCCGCCTGCTTGAGAGCCATGCCGAGGTCGCTCACGTCGCCCATTGCCTTACCTGCTCCGGCGGCGAGGAGGTCGGCGACGTGGCCGACGTCCGACCCACTGAGCTTGAACTGGGTCAACGCGATTGATGCGATTCCGGCGGCGTCGGCGACCCCCATGCCGCCGGCGGCGGCCAGGTCGAGCGACCCCTTAAGGCCGCCGTTCAGGATGTCAGCGGTCGACACGCCCGCCTTGGCGAGTTCTTCGATTGCCCCGGCGGCTTCGGATGCGCTGAAAGCGGTGTCCGCGCCCGCCTGAATTGCCGCCTCCCTGAGCTGGTTCATGTTCTCGGCGGACTCGTGGGTGGCGGCCTGGACGTTGCTCATCGATTGGTCAAAGTCCGCGAAGGACTTGACGACGTAGCCGGCGGCGGCGGCCGCGGCGACCCCGTAGCCGACCATGGCGGTCGAGGCGGTGTCCCAGGCCGCGCGCTGCAACTGAGCGGACTGCGCCAGGCGGCCCATGGTGGTCTCAGCGACCTTGCCGCTAGGGTCCCCCTTCGCCGCGAGCTGCTCAAGGCTCGTCGCCGCGCTCTTAATCTGCCTGTTGAAGTCGGCGACGTTCGCGCGCAGGGTGACCTTAATTGACCGTTCAGTCATTGGCTTGTGCCTTTCCGCGCGTTCGCGCCGCTATGTGACGGGGCACCCCCGCCCGGCTAGTCCTCGGTGCCGGTGAAAACCACCGTCGGGACCATGCCGGGCGCGGGCCCGTTCTTGTGTTTCTTGCGCCACAGGTCGAGGGCCATCTGGGCGTTGTCCTGGCGTTCTTCGACCTCGAAATAGCCCTCGTAGTCGCCCTCGGTGAGGCGCTTTGGGTATCCGTAGGAGCCGACCCTTGTGTCCTCGTACATGTCGAGCGCACCCGCGAGCGTGCTGTCCATTTCGCCCCACGTGTCGCCGGGGACGCCCAGGAACTCGGTCGGGCGGCGGCCCCATTTCTTCGCGCTTCGGAGCGCCCGAACCAGCCACGCGCCGGCGGGCCGGTCCAGGCACTCCGTCACGAAGGGACCGAGATCACGGGCTTCATGGTGTTGACCGTGGCGACCGCCTGCACGAGGGCCACGACCTGCGGTTCGATGCGCTCGCGTAGGGTGGCGAGCATGTCCACGGTGAGGCCTTCGGGGGCGGTGATCTGCGCGGCGAGCTGCTCGAGGGTGGCCTGGTCGCCGTCGACGCCGCGCTCGTCCATGTCCTTACGGAAGCGCTGCACCCATTCGGCGCTTCGGCCTTGCACGGTGATGTCGAGGGCCGACGCCTTGATCTGGTCGGCGATGTCTCGCATCTGCTCTTTGAGGGCGCGCATGTCGTCCACGTTGGCGGCGCGCTTCGCTTCGTCATACCTGGTTTCGAGGGCGGACAGGTCGGCGAACAGGTCGCCGCGCGCGTACAGGGTGACCGTGCGCTGCACGGGGGTAACTCCCGCGATCCAGGCCGCGAGGTCGAACGTCTCAGGGGTGACAGGGGCGTCGGGGGCCGTGTGGGTGAGGTTGAGGTCGCTCATGGTGAGCTCGTCGTCGGCTGCCATGCCATGCTCCTAGGGTGTGTATCTGTGGGGGTGTGGGCTGCCGTTGGTGGGGTGCCCGCCCGGCAGGTCTGGCAGCCCATTACGGAACCTGCCGGGCGGGAGATGGTGGGGTCAGGCCAGTGCCGCGGCGAGAACCTTCACGTCCTCGGCGGCGTCCATGATGTTCAGCTTCGCGGTGCGCTTGATATAACCCGCGAAACGATCGGACGGCTTGGTCGGCGTGCCGAGGACCACCTCGTACACGCTGACGATGTCATCGGCGGCGATCTCCTTGGACTCGTCCGGGCCTTCACGCTCGACGAGCCAGATCGTGGTGCCCTTCTTCTTGATGAGGTCCCAGACGAAGTCGTCGGCGGCGACGGGCTTACCCGCCTCGTCGAGGTAACGAAGCACGGTAATGTTGCCGGCGTAAGTCGTAGGGCCGGGGGCCTTGCCCTCACCCTTCTTGCACATCTCCTGCTCGGCAATTTCCGTATCCGACTCAGCGCCGAGCGCGTAATCGTTCTTCAGGATTCGGCAAGAGATCTTCTTGCCAGCATTGATTTCGCTGGCGGTGGGGGTCGCAATGTTCTGCGGCTTTGTGGTGAGCGCCCACAGGGCGATGCGGCCATCTGCCAGGGTCTTTGCGCCTGCCATGATTTAGTCTCCTTCGGTGAGGTGGTCGGTGGTGTCGTCCCCACTGTCGGGGGCGTCGGTGGGTTCCTCCTGGCCGCAGCACAAGGGTTCGCGGGCCTCGGGGGGCGGGGTGAGCGTCCAGTCCTCACCCCATATCGGATGCCCGATCCAGTGGGCGGGGATGTCCTGGAAAACGCCGGTTCGGGTGTTGTATGCGGTGACCATTCAGTCCTCCTTCGTTTCGGGTGTGGCTTGTGCGCGGAACGTAACGGTGCAGTAGCGCGGCGACCTGTTCGCGGGCGCGCCCACGGTCGAGTTGTCCGAGCGTACGTCCGTCACGCCCATGTGCTTGAGCGGGAAGCAACGCCAGTCGGGCACCGTTGGAACCTCACCGGCCAGTACGGCGGTCACCTGATCGGCGAGGTCAAGGACGTTCGCGGTGGTGGGTGCGACGACCTGCACGTGCAGGCGCACGTCGACGTCGCCGCCGCATCCGCTCATGGCTTCGGACTTGGCCAGCGTGGGCGGCCCCCACACGAACACAAACGGGGGGCCGGGGTTGCCGGGCGGGTCACCGACGAACGCCTTGACAGACGCCCCCGCCGACGTGAGGGTGGCGAGGCGGTCCCGCATCTGATTCATGACGGATAAGGTCAGCCCCATAGGTCCTCCACAATCTGCGCGATCGCTTTCTGGAATGCCTCGGCCTCTTCGTTCAGCGGTTCGATGGGGTCGCGGGTGTGGCCGCCGCCCCGTGACGTGCCGAAGTACGCGATATTTGCCAGGGCGCCGCGCGGTTTGTCGGGGCCGATCTCCGCCGCGATGGTGTGATCACCGTCGATGAGGTCATAGGAGATGCTTCGGGCGACGGCGCGGATACCGGCGTTGCCCGAGGCTTCGAGGTCGGCCTGCATGGCGCGTTTGATGTTCAGCGCGCCCTTGCTGACGGCGGGCCTAAGCCAGCGGGACAGTTCGCCGGGGAGGCGTGTTGCGTCGGCGGCGATCTGCCTAACCTCAGTCGTGTCAATCTCGATGCCAGTCACAGCAAATCGTCTCCGTTGGTTTCGACGTCGACCTGGAAACGCCGTGAGGTGACGTGCGTTTTGTCGAACAACCCGGTCACGCGGAACACGGACAGGTAGCCGGTGACGCGGATCAGGTCACCGACGCGAACCACGTTCACATGGTGCGGTAGGTGAATGCTGTACCGCTGGATGGTGACGAGGGCACCGGCGGCGTTCGCCGCGGTCTCGTGCGCCTCGTACGTCTGGACTTTGCAGGGGCCAGACCATACGGGGGCCTCGGTGATGTGGTCGAGGCCGTCGCCACCTGTGGTGACGGTCGGGCGGGTGATGGTCGCCTTGTCTGTCATGAGGGCTTCGGCGGCCTTGCGGCCCGCGAGGACGGCGGTTCGCGCGCTCATGCCCAGCCCCCCGTCGGCGTCGTGTCGGCGTCGCGGCCCCCAAGCCAGGGGACGGGGGTCAGGACCGGCATGTACGCGCCAGATGTGGACCCGTCCTGCGAGAGGCGCGCCCATTCGTCGGCGGTGAGGGTCAGCTCCACAGCCGACGCGGCTGCATCCAGCGTGTAGCTGTAGTCGTCAATCCGCTCGTTGCGCTTCCCGTCGGGGTTGCGGGCACGCCGGGCCACGACCTCGCTGATGACGTCGGCGAGGATTTGACGGTCCAGGTTGTTCAGGTCTCCGAGGCGCGCGCTGATGATGCGCTCGGTCTTGCCGATCCAGTTCAGGACTTGGCGTTGCTCGTCGGTGTCTGTGATTGGGCGGCCTAGGGTGGTCGCCACGTCGATTACGGTCGCGTAGGCCACGCGGGGGCCGCCTTTCACTCGTCGTCGGTGGGTGTGGCAAGCCCGCCGGGGCCACGCCGCACGTACCCGAGCCGCTCCCAGTACGGGAGTTGGCTCACGGGCACGGCGACGTGGTCACCCGACGGGCTCGTCAAGTGAGCGACCGGGTCGGTCACTTACGGGCGATCTTGACGAACGCTTCCTTGTCGGCGAGCGCGAAGCCGTACTCGGCCTCGGCGCGGATCGCCACGAGGTTCTGCTCGTACAGGGAGACGAGCTGCCCGCCGATGGTGACCGTGGCCTCGGTCGACACATCCATGGTGATGCCACCGACGGTGCCCCACGCTGCCTTGGTCCAGTCGCCCGCGAAACCGACGGTCTTATCCAGACCGACGTTCTCGTGCAGGTAGGAGGGGCGGCCCAGGATAGAACCCGAGCGCAGGGCAGGGATCAGGCCGTCATACGAGGCCTCGGCGAACAGCGGGCGGCCCGACGCGTCCTTGGCGGTGAGGAGGTCGACCTCGAAGCCGGTGTCGAAAGCGAAGCCGTTAACCTGCTTCTTGGGGGTGCCCTGCAGGTTCAGGCCCATCGCCTTGACGATGTCGTCATAGGTGTTCGCGCCGGCGGTGGCGCCCAGCGTGACGGCCTTGGTGGTGGACCACAGGGAGGTGCCGAACGGGCCGGTTCCGGTTCCGTCGCCGCCCTTGTCGTAGAAAACGGCCAGGTCGAAAGCGCGGGCGAACGCCTCGGCGAGCAGACCGGCGAGGGTCTCAGAGTAGCCGCCGGGGTTCGCGCGAATAACCTCCTGAGAGGCCACGGCGATTGCCGTCAACTTCTTCGGCTGCATGGTGACCAGGCCGAGGGACGCCTCGGTGGTGTGCTTCTTCGCGCCCTCAGCGGTCCAGTTGGCGCTCGGCTTGCCCGTCACGATGGGGAAAGCCTGGCCGGATGCGCCGAGCGGGACCTTCTTCATGAGGGACATAGCCGCCGAACCCTTGGCGGCCTCGTCGAAAATGGGGCCGGCGAGTTCCGGCTTGATAAAGCCGTTAAAATCGGCGAGCTTCTTGGGATTGGTGATAGCCATTGTGGGTGCTCCCTTCGAGCGTGAGATTGTGGGGGTGGGGTGGGCTGCTCAGGGTGTCAGCGCCCGCCGACTGCCTCGACCAGCATTGCGGTCAGCGCGTCCGTGGTGGTCGCCGGTTCAGGCGTGCCGCCCTGCGAGGGGTCGGGACGCATAGCAAGCGGCGCGGGCTGCGCGTCAGACGCCGGGGCGGGTGCGGGTATCGCGGCGAGGAGCTTTTCAGCGGACGCCGTGAGCTCCTCGGCGGTGCTGCCCTGCAGGAAGTCCGCGAGCGCGTCAGGGACGCGCATCGTGTGGATGACTTCGGCGCGGGCGAGCTTGGCCTGCAGTTCCGCGACCGTTGCGGCTGCCTGTTCGGCTGCGGCGGTTCCGGCGGTCTTGGTCTCGTCGAGGCTCACGGTCAGGGCCGCGACCTGGGCTTCGAGGTCCTTGACGCGGGCGTCGGCTGCCTTGCGGGCGTCGCGTTCGGCGCGAAGGGCCTTGACACCGCCTTCGTTGAGGGTTTCCTCAGCGGCGGCCTCGTTGGCGTTGGTGGCCTGTGCTTCGGTGTTGGTGTCGGTGGGCATGAGTGGTGGTTTCCTTTCTCGAATCACTCGAGGGGGCCGCCCGCGCCGTCGCGGCGCGAGTCGGGGGCTTAGATGTCGGCGGCGAGCGCCTTGTATTCGGATGCGAACAGGCGACGCATGAGTCCCGCTTCGCCGTTCGATGCGACCGCCGCGTAGTATTCGGCTTCGGCGCGCGCGCGGTCGAATGGGGTCAGTGGCCGGTCTTGGCCGCCGATGCGAGCGCCTCCGTGGCGTTCAACGGCGGCGGCGGTGTACGGGTTTAGGCCTGCCTGCACTTCTTCCCAGTTTCGGGTCGCCACGAATACGCGGCGTTCGGCGGCGGTCATTCGGCGGCCCTCATAGGTGGCCTCGTACTGGCCACGCAGGGCACCGCCGCTGACCTGGCCGCGCCCGGTGAAGTATCCCTGCGCGCGCAACGCCTCAACGGCCTGCTCACGGTTGGGATTCAGGCGGTAGATCGTTTCCGGGGTCATGCGCTTCTGCCCCGGGCGTAGTATCTGGCCAGCCCAGCCGTGCTTGCTGGTGCCCTCAGAGGTGAACGCGCCCCGGTATTTCATGCCGCGCCGGGCGTTGACGACCTGGTACATGTCTGCGCCGTCGCGGATCGCGCGGGCGCCGGCGTTCGTGAACACGCGGTTCTGCTCGGCTTCGCTCATGCGGGTGAAAGCCTCGTATGGGTCGTCGATCAGGCCCTTAGCGAAGGCTTCGGCCTGGTCGGTGACCATGGTGGGCACATGTTTGCAGTCGCACCGGGGATGCCGCAAAAACCCTTGGTTCCAGCGGTAGAAACGGCCCGCGAGGATCACGCACCGCGAGCACGACGGCGGTTCAAGCATCCGCACGTAGCCGACGCGGGGCCGGGCTGCGATCTGCACGCCCGCCGCGCCCCTGCCCGCGTCAGCGACCTCGGTGAGGACCATCATCGATAGCTGACGGCCCCCCGCCGCGAGCGCCTGCGCGGGCTCCACGCCGTCGGCTATGAGTGTGCGTGCGGTGATCGCGGGGGCGCGCAGGAGGGTGTCGAGGCCGCGACCGTCGGCGGCGAGGCCTGCGAAGGCATCGGGGTCGACGATGCCGTCAGGCTCGGCCCATGTGTCTTGCTGCCCGAGTGCGAGGGCGCCGCTTACTAGGGCACTGGCCGCCGCTGTCCGCTGCGCGGCGGTGATCGCCGCTGTGACGGTTGGGATGCGTTCGGCCCACGCGTCGGCGATCCAGTTGGGGCCGAGCTTGCGCCAGTGGCGGGTCGCTGTGGCCAGGGCGCGGGCCTCCTGCTCACGGACCAGCCCGTAGTGGTGGCTAATCGCGGGCGGGATCGATGCCATGTGCCGTGTCCAGGTCGTCGGTGGTCAGCGCGGGGGTGGTCTTTTCCAACAGGCGCAGGAGGTCGGGGTCGGTCTCCTCCTCGCGCAGATACGCGCGCTCCGTCGCCTTGCGGGCATCATCCCAGCCCAGCTCGTCCCAGGCACCCTCACGGCTAATCAGGGGCTTGCCTCCCGCGAGCTTCTGCAACGCGTCGGCCTTCTGACTGAACGTCGGCGTAGCGGGGTCATGCCAGCCCACATTCACAGCACCCATGGGGACCGTATGGCCCATGATGCGGGCGGCGATCGTGAGCGCACGGGACAGGGCCGCTCCGCACTCAGCGTTGACGCGCTCGACGCGCTTGACGAGCTTCGATTCCTCAGCGCGGATCGCGCCCTCAGCGGGCGGGTTCGTGGTGATGAGGCCGAAATAGCGGGCCGGGAAGCCGGTCAGGGACGCGGCGAGCTTCCCGTATAGCTCGATGGTGTTGTGGAAGTTGCTCAGTTCGCCGGGGGCGAGCTGGGTGACCTTCGCGCCGGCGTTCTGCAGGGCCACGAACGGGTTGAGGTAGTTCGTCCAGGCGGACGGGTCGGCGAAGTCGCTGCGCTTGGCGCCCATGATGATGCGCTTGGGGACCGCGTTCGTTTCGAGGGCGGCTTGCATCTGGGTAATCGCGCGGGCGGCTGCGTCGGTGACGCCCATGATGTCGTCCATCTCCGAGTGGCCGGTCGTCTCACCCGTCATCTGGCGATTGAACGAGGGGATGACGGGGACGATGCCGAGGCCGTGCTGATCGCGGTCCACGACGCGCCATGCGCCGCCCACTGTCGCATAGGTCGTGGTCGTGTCGGGCGTGTAAATCGTCGCATAGCGGGTCTGCGTGCCGTCGGCGTCCTTGTCGGTGACAATACGCACCGCGTGCGTGATCGTCTTACGGCGATAGTCGTACTTCACGGTCATTTGACGCGGGGATTCCACGCAAATGATCGGGTAGTCGCCCTCGGCGTCGCCCACACCGACGGACAGGTAAGCCCGCCCGTATATCAGCCTGTCGCGCTTCCACTTGCACAGCTCGGCCTCGAGATCGTTCGCGTCGATCATAGCGCGCAGATCGGCGGCGACCTCGGGATGCGACGGGACCATGATGCCGCGCACGTCCTGGCGCTCCTCGATGGTGTCGACCACGACCCGAGGCCAGTTGACGACCGTCTCGAGGGTGCGCAGCGACGGGGGCAGCGCCAGACCAAGGTGCTGTAACGTCTGGCGGCCCTCGTAATACGCGCGGTGTTTACGATCAGCCGGGGCGGTGAGGTTCAGGGCGTTCTCAGCGTCGGCGAGGAGCTTCGCCTCGTCACGGGTGATCTGGTCAGTCATACGGGTGTGTGTCCTTTACCATGCGAAGCTGATTGCGCCGCCGGGCTCCCAGCCTTCGGCGTGCTCATCCGCCGCGGCCTCGTGCGCCAGAATGTCGGCCATAAGTACGTCAATCTTCATGTGCTCAGCGGGCTTGCCGAGGACGAACTTGTCGCCCGGCTTGGCGACCTTGCGGGCGTGCAAGGCGCACAGCTTCGCGGTCTCATCCGGGGTATGGGTGGTCAGGCCTTCGGCGAGGTCCTCACGGAAACGCACCAGCGCCGCGAACATCCGCGTAATCGAATTCGTAGGCCACTGAACCACCACGTAATCGCCGTAGAGGTTTTCCCAGTGGTCGATCTGGGTTTCCCAGTGCCTCGGGTCGCAGTAGAAGCGTTGAACGGTGTAGCGGTCCATGAGTTCGGCGACCGCTGCGTCCACTTCGCCGCGTGGGATGCGGCCTTCGGGCCATTCCTCGGGGTTCCACACGGTGGGCCGCTGATCGGGCCCGTACGTGGGTGTGAATCGCAGGCCGTCAACGGTCTCAGCGCGGATCGCCGTCCAGTCGCCCGACCGCGAACCGTCGAACCCGAGGGCGATCTCGCACCCCGGCTCAGGCTGTACGTCGCGGGTCTGCCTGTCCCACACTTTCTCGGTGAGATAGGAGCCCTTGCCCTGGACGAGGCGGTTCCCGAAGAATCGCTCGGCCTGCGTGGGGTCGGTTTCCATGAGTTCGTCGACCTCGGCGTCAATCGCCTTGGGGTCAACCCACGGGGACGAGGCGTACACGAAACGGTGAATCTTGGAACGGTCCGCTTTCTTCGTGTAATCCCAGTCGAGGGGCGGCTTTTCGTAGAACTTGAAGATGTCGCGCGCCCGGCTCTGGTAGGCCTGCTGGGCGGCGCTGTCCTCCATGGGGTCCCACGGGTTCGTGAGCTCAATCGTGCGGCCCTGCATACCAGCGACCGCGCGGCGAATCGTCTGCCACGTATTCAGCACGCCCGATTGCGGCGTGTAGAGACCCGACTCGTCCGCAATCGCGCACGTGAACGGCTGGCCCAGCTTCGAACGCGCCGCGCTCGTGACGGGCACGATCTTCCCCTCATTCGGGAGACGCACGAAGCCCTCACGCACCCGCACGAAGTCCCCGAGGGGCCCGCTCTTAATCATGGCCTGCAACGGCTCGTACACGTTGCGGGTCTGGTCCTCAGCGAACGCGAGGAGTGCGATCAGGCTCTTGTCGCGGGGGCGGCCCATGGCCTCGCCCGGCTCGTACCAGTACTCCCACCCGCACCCGCACCCGTGGTCCGCGCAGCGGTACACGTCGCCTTCGCGCGCCCACCCGGCGAACATGGCCGGGCCGACGCCTTCCGCGAGCGCAACCGCCGCCGCGAGCGGCGACTTACCCGATTTCTGAGGCCCCACCCACAGGCTACGGCGGTAGGTGAACGGTTCTACCAGACGATGCGGGTCGGGCTTCGCGGTCGCCTTAACGCGGTAATGGTTGGCGTTGCAGTAGAGCTGCCAGCCGTTCAGGACGAGCGGCTGGTTGAAATACACGCCCGACGGGACGAGGCAGTGGGCTTCGATCCAATCCGAGATCAGAAAACCCAGCGTGTGATTCGCGTTGAAATCAAGGGTGAGCGGCGGCGGCGCGTATTCGTCATGAGCCATCACTGCCGCCGTCGACGACGGTCATGCCAGCCAGGCGGGCGCGGGAGGAGCGGCGCCGCTGTGGGCGCTCGGTGGTCTCAGCTTCGGCGGCGGGCTTGCCGGTGGTGATCTGCCACTGGTGCAGGGCGAGCCCAGAGGCGGTGAGGCCGATCTGGTCGGCAAGTCGCAGGAGCGCGGTCTTGTCCCCGGCCTTCGCGCCTTCTTCCTCACACGTGACGGCGAGGCGCACCCACTGAGCGACGTTGTACGTCATCCAGGGCTGTTCACGCCACACCTCGGATTGGGGTTGACGCCACGCCCACTCCCATAGCTCGAGTTCGCGCTTCCAGCGCAGCTCGGTTGCCAGCTTGCGGAACCGGCGGCCCCCGTTGGGCAGGGTTTCCCACAACTGCATGGGGGGCATAGCGAACTCAGGGACGGGCGCGGTGGCGGGGACGCCGCCGAGCTGTCGGAAGGCTATGCCGCGTGCGTCGCTTCGGGCACTGTTGGGGTTGACGGGCGGCCCACTTCGGGCTCGCGCTCCACCGGAAGGCATGGTCGGTCTCCTCGCTGGCCGGCGTCGCGCCTGCCTGCAGGGCCACCTCGGCGTCGCGCCGGGCGGCTTTTTCGGTTTCGGGCGGGTGGTTTTGAACCCTCCGCGCTGTTTTCATCCC